CTGGCGATAAAAGCGCGACGGCGGCGCACGTTGTCCAAAGCCTCTTCAATGCTCTTGAACTTGCGGGCCGAACCCTTGGTGCCATCCGTGTTGTAGTAATGGCGCAACGTGCCGTCTTTTTTGGTGACGATAAGGCCGACAAAACGGCCTTTGCTGGTGAACACGTCCCAAGCCTTGATGCCAGCGTCCGACAGGGAAAAGATTTCGTTGGTCATTTGCGTTCTCCGTTGTTGATGACCAATACATAGCACCATGATGTAGCGATTGCAACAACAATCGTAGCGATGGAAGCAGAAAATCCACGAATCTGCAAAATTTGAAACATTGTCAACCCCAGTTCACAACCAGGATACCCCAATGGCTAAGAAGTCATCCAACTCCGGCAAGTCGAACTCTCATGGCAAGCCCCCGTCCAGCCGCGTCCATGCTACCCCGCATTCCAAGGTAGTCACTGGCGGCAAGAAATGCTGCTGATTCACCTAACGTAAAGAGGTTACTATGGGCGACCAAGCCAATCCGGCAGTCGCGGCGGAACCCGAAAAAGAAACCCTGAGAATCGGGGAAGGGAAGCCGGGACCGGGACGCCCCAAGGGTATCCCAAACAAGACCACGCAGCTTCTCAAGGACGCTATTCTGCTTGCCGCACAACGCGCAGGCGGTGGCGACGAAGACGGGATAGCCAACTACCTGACCATTCAGGCGCAGACCAACCCCGGCCCGTTTATGTCGCTGCTGGGCAAGGTGCTTCCGATGACTGTCGCGGGTGACGCTGAGAACCCCGTGTTCATCGCCAAGATTGAGCGTGTGATTACCAAGTGACCACCCTGCGGATTGAAACCGCGCCAGTGTTCGAGCCGCTTCTACAGCCTGCCCGCACGAAAGGTGCCTACGGCGGAAGAGGCAGCGGCAAGTCACACATCTTCGCGGAAATGCTGATTGAAGACGCGCTGATGACTCCGGGCCTTCGCTCTGTGTGCATCCGCGAAGTCCAGAAGTCTCTCAGGGAAAGCGCCAAACGCCTGATTGAAGACAAGCTGAAGGCATTTGGCTTGAGCGAGAAGCAGGGATTCAAAGTTCTGGTTGACCGCATCGAAACCCCTGGGAATGGCGTTATCATCTTTCAGGGCATGCAGGACCATACAGCAGAAAGCATCAAATCACTTGAAGGCTTTTCCCGCGCTTGGATCGAAGAGGCTCAAACGCTTTCGGCCCGCAGTCTGGGCCTGCTCCGTCCGACAATTCGCGCTCCGGGTTCGGAACTATGGTTTAGCTGGAACCCGACGCGGAAGAGTGACCCAGTAGACCAGATGTTTCGCGGCGCAGAACCGCCGACAAATTCAGTTCTAGTTCGTGCCAATTGGTCAGATAACCCGTGGTTCCCGAGCGTCCTAGAACAGGAACGTCTAGATTGCTTCAGAAGCCAACCTGACCAGTACCCGCATATCTGGGAAGGCGACTACGCCACGGTGCTGACCGGCGCATACTACGCCAAGGCGTTGGCTGAGACGAAGGCCGCAGGACGAATCGGCAAGGTCTCGCCCGACCCCTTGATGCAAGTGCGGGCATTCTGGGACATTGGCTTCAATGACTCTACGGCTATCTGGATCGCGCAGTTCGTCGGCAGGGAAATCAGGGTTCTCGATTACTACGAAGCACAAGGCCAACCGCTCGCGAGCCATTTACTATGGCTTAGAACTTCCGGGTGGTCTGACTGTCTATGTGTACTCCCCCACGACGGTGCCCAGCATAGCAACATTACTGGAGTCCGCTTCGCAGATCATATCCGCCAAGCTGGTTTCAAGGCGGAAACAGTAGACAACCAGGGCAAGGGCGCTGCGATGAAGCGCATTGAGGCCGCCCGCAGACTGTTCCCGTCCATCTGGTTCAACGAAGACACGACGAAGCCCGGAATTGATGCGCTGGGCTGGTATCACGAAAAGCGCGACGAGGCCCGCAACATTGGCTTGGGACCGGACCACGATTGGTCCTCACACGCCGCTGATGCCTTTGGCCTGATGTGCGTAGCCTACGAAGCCCCACGGGAAAAGCCGAAGACTAGGGAACGTGTCGCAGTGGGGAACGGCGGATGGATGAGTTAAACTTTCCTCCTTTGCCGATGCCCGCTAATGTTCAAGAATTTGATATGTGGTGCCAGCGCATAAGCTATCGTGAGCAAATGTACCGACTAGACAAAATGCTTGCTTCGATGCCTGCGATTGAAGAGCAATTCGAACGCGACGGCCTAGGCCACGCCTGACATTTCCCGCTGTGAAGCGGAACGATTGGAGGCCCGATGGCTTCGGACGATGACATTCTCAAGGACGAGCGCGAAGAGTTTGAAGAGGCTTACGAAGCGGAATCCGAAAACCGCAACGTAGCGTTGGATGACCTCAAGTTTGCGCGCCTCAATGAGCAGTGGCCTGAGCAGATCAAGAAGCAGCGTGAGCAGGATGGACGTCCTGTGCTCACCATCAACAAGATGCCTGCGTTCATCCGTCAGGTTGTCAATGACAGTCGCCAGAACCGCCCCCAGATCAAGGTAAAGCCCGTCGATGACAAGGCTGACGTTGAGACTGCGCAAGTGCTTGAGGGTCTTGTTCGCAATATCGAACGGACGTCCAAGGCCGATGTGGCGTATGATACGGCGGTGGACTTCGCGGTCAGCATGGGCTGGGGCTACATCCGCGTTAACATTGACTACGAATACGACGATACATTTGACAAGTGTATACGGATTGAACGCATCGCTAATCCGTTCTCCGTCTATGGTGATCCGCATGCGACCAGCATGGATGGCTCAGACTGGAATCGTTGTTGGATTACCGAGCTGAAGTCCGAAGAAGAGTTCAAGGCCAAGTGGAAGGGCGCGCAGAAGGTTGATTGGGAAGGTCTTGGCTATGACCAACTCCAGGCACCGTGGAAGGACAACGATGACGTCCTAATCTGCGAAAGCTGGACCCGCGAGGAATCCCAGCGCGAGATTTACATGCTGTCCACGGGTGAAGTGGTGGGCAAGCAGGAGTTTGAGGCAGGCCGCGATATTTTCATGATGGCTGGTATTCAGCCCATCAACTCACGCTTGGCCCGTGCCTACAAGATCAGGCAGCGCATCATGACCGGCGCCGAGGTGCTGGAAGAGAATGAATGGCTGGGCCAGTATCTGCCCATCATTCCGGTCTATGGCGAAGAACTGAACATTGAGGGCAAGCGGCACTTCCGCAGCCTCATTCACAACGCCAAAGACGCACAGCGCATGTTCAACTACTGGCGCACGACGGCTACGGAACTTGTCGCCCTTGCGCCCCGCGTGCCGTTCATTGGCGAGGAAGGCGCATTTGACGCTGACCCAAACTGGCTGACGGCGAACACGCAGAGCCACGCATTCCTGCAGTTCTCGCGCGGTTCACAGCCCCCGCAGCGTCAGCCGATCGACGGCGGTGGTGCGGCCGGTGCGATGCAGGAAGCCCTCGCGGCTGCTGACGATATGAAGTCTACGATTGGCATGTACGATGCCTCTTTGGGCCAGCGCAGCAACGAGACTTCAGGCCGCGCCATCATGGCCCGCCAGCGTGAAGGCGATGTGTCTACGTTCCACTTCATTGACAACCTGTCCCGGTCAATCCGTCAGGTTGGCAACGTCATTCTGGACCTGATTCCGAAGGTGTACGACGGCCAGCGCATTGTACGCATTCTGGGGCCGGATGACAGCGAACAGACGGTCAAGCTGGGCAAGCACGAAGACAACGAACAGCAGGCTGCGCAGGGCGGTCAGTTGCCCCCGGAAGTGGCCCGCATCTATGACTTGGGCCTTGGACGCTATGACGTTGCGGTTGACACCGGCCCGTCGTTCACGACCAAGCGCGAGGAAACGGCGCAGCAGATGACGGAACTCATCCGCGCCTATCCGCAGGCTGCTCCGCTCATTGGCGACCTGTTGGTCAAGTCCCTGGATTGGCCGAATGCCGACGAGATTGCTGACCGCATGAAGGCAATGCTGCCGAGCCAGATCAACGACGGCGTGCCGCCTGAGTTGCAGCAGCAGATCCAGCAGGGCCAGCAGCAGTTGCAGCAGCTTCAGCAGGAAAATGAGCAGTTGAAGTCCTCGCAGGCGATGGACATGCAGAAGATGCAGGCCGACGCCCATAAGGCACAGATGGACGCTCAGATTGCCTCGCAGCGCATGGAGTTGGACCGCCAGAAGATCGAGATTGAGGCATACAAGGCGATGACGGAGCGCATGTCTGTGGATCAGGCGGTTGCCGGTCCTCTGCCTCCGCAGCAATCCCCGATTGCCATCAACATGCCTGAGCAGATCGGCGGGTCCATTGCTCAGAGCATTTCCCCGATTATTGCCCAGTCCGTGGCACAGGCGATGCAGCAGACGCTTTCGAGCATGCCCCCGCTTCGCACTGCCCCGATGAAGCGCACGCCCGTCCGTGACCCAAAAACGGGCCTGATTATGCACACGATTGATGAGCCTATGGCTGAACAGGCTCAAGACCAACCCACTCCCCCGATGGTGATGTAATGGCTGTAACCTATCTTGCGTCCCTGCGAACGAACCGCATGAACCTTGTGCTGAACGCGCTCGGAACTGCGACGGGACCGACGATCTCGACGACCGGCACCGCAGCTGGCACGCTGGTGATTGGCACTTCGGCGCTGTCGGGCGCAACGGGTGTTCTGGCCACGTTCACGCTGTCCACGACCCCGGCTTCGGTGACGGGCGATACCCTGACCATTTCGGGTGTTCCTCTCAGCACCACGGCTTCGGCGGGCGGCACGGCGGCACTGGCGGAACTTCGCAACAACGCAGGCACGGTCATTCTCGGTGGCCTGACTGTCGGCACTTCTGGTACGAACGTCATCATCAGCCCGTCCACGACCATCACAAGCGGTCAGACCTGTCAGGTCACGTCTTGCACGGTTACGCACGCCACCACCTAACAGGGCATCCAGATGGGCAACCACGTTTTCGAATACGCTGGTGAAGACGCCATCAACCACAACTTCGTGTGTTCGAAGTGCGGTGCGCTTCTGGACTTCAACAAACCCGAATTTGGTGAACCCAACGCCGACACATCAGGCCCGACGCCTGTTCCGCCGCCGAATGCGGAGATTTATCTTCCCCCTTGCGAGGCTCAATGACCGCAGCGCCTAAGACCATCAAGCGCCGATCTATCCACTCAGGACGCCTGGAGCGTTGGCTGGGCAAGGAGAAGATTGCGCAGCTTGCTGACAATATGCGGAACGGAGGCGGCCAAGGTGTTCGCTGGTATTGGAAGCCTATTAACCTTCGTGATGTTCCCGGTAGTGTCTGGATCACGGCAGATGGTGATTTTGTCGGTGATTTTGACCGTGGTTTCTTTGATAGTGCGTTTGATAGTCTCTCTCGCCACTTTCGTGACCTTTGGAAGGCTGCTGGAAAGCCCATTTATGAACCTGACCCCGCTTTCGGCGTAGGTTTCACTTCCATTTCCGACGCACTTTCGAAGGCATCAAGCGGCTATCAGCAGGCGGCGAACTTCAGCAAGACCGGCCCCACTGGCGTTATTGCTCAGTCCTCAACGCTGTGGCGTGTAGGCGGTATGCCGGTTGCTGGCTCAGTCGGTGCAGCCGCGCCGGGTGGCACGGTTCACACAAGGACCGATGCCGGTGCTATGGCGTACAACAACCCCGCTACAGGCACGCTGCATCTAACCGGGGCTGACGTCTATTCGTCAGTCGGTTTCAATACGCTCATGTTGTACGACCGTCTGTTCTCGGTAGCTGGGCCGATCAACTCGACCACGGCCACTGCAGTGACGGGTGTTCCGACGCGCTATCAGTCCACGACCACAACGGCGATGGACTATATCGGCGGTAACTTCCTCGCAATTTATGTTGGTGGTACGGCTCTTGCTGCGACTGCCCACAACTGGACTGTCTGCACATATCAGGATCAGGCCAACGCCGCATCGACATTGCCGTCAGTTACCGGCGCGGCCTCGCGTATTGCCGACGTGTCCGACATGGCAGTCAGCGCATGGTTCTGCCCGCTTGAAGCTGGTGACGTTGGCATCAAGGCCCTGACGCAGATGCAGTGTTCTGCCCTTGTCGCTACGGGTTCTATTGATTTTGTCATAGGCCACCCAATCGGAATTATGACAATGCCTGTATCTAACGTCACTGTGCCTTTCGATTGGTTGACGAACCGCCAGCAGGCCCCGCGCATTTTCGACAATGCCTGCTTGTCGTTCATCGAAATGCCGAGAAACGCAACCACGGCAACGAACTACAACGGCGTCGTCTACGCTCTCAACGCTCCGTAAGAGGGCTTAGATGAGCCTTCAAATATCGACTTGGTTCAAGAACGGCAGCTTAACAACCACTGCGCTTAACCAGTTCTGGCAAGTCACTGATAGCGGCGCGTTTGATCCTACGATTCCGAATCCGCCCCTGGAACTGCTTACGCAGTCCATTTCAGCGGCCATCACGGAAGGTTCTGACACAGTAGCAGCCAGCGCCAATCTATGGATTGCGCTTTCTGCCGCGATTACGGAAGGCTCAGACGTTGTTGCTGCGGCGGCCATTGCCGGTGATACATCATCACTGTCTGCTGCCATTACCG